GGCCAGCGTCACGCCGACGACATTGGCCTCGCGCAACTCCGCCGTTCGCGAGCGGACATCGTCTTCGAGGATGCGCGACTCGTCGCGGTTGACCCGCTTCAGCGGCGCCGTGATCGCGCCGACGACGCTGCCGAGCTGCTCGAGCGCCCACTCAACCTCGGGTGCAGTCATCTCTGAAGTGCGCGTCGGAGTGCGGCCAGCGCCTGCCGGGTGTGTCTGGTCTCGTCGACGCCGGAGGGGGTGACCTCAGCGTAGAACGCCGTGTCGCCTTCGATGTCGGCGGCGTGCTCCTCGCTCAGGTTCTCGACCGGGATCGCGAGCACGGGATCGCCCTCGATTGTGTGGTCCGATGTCCCCACCTCCAGCGGCAGGGCGCCGGGATGGTCGATCGTCCAGCTAACGGTGATGCGGCCGTCCTCCCGGCGGACCGTGGGGCCCTCGAGGGCGGCGAGGATGCCCTCGACGTCGTAGTCCGCACTCTCGAGGGCGTCCCGCGTCGCCTGCCGGACGATTTGCTCGGCGCGGCCCGTCTCGACGAACTGCTCTTCGACGTCGTCTAAGACCGCTTCGCGGAGATCGGCCTCGAAGCCACTGTTGAGTGCCGTCATCCGTCGCCCTCGTACGTGCCGCCGTACTCTTCGAGGAGCTCATCGGCCTTCTCCCGCATCTGCTCGGCCTTCGTCTCGACGTTGTAGACGGTCGCCGATTCTGGAATCTGAATGGTTGCCTCCTCCGCGAACTCAGCACCCACCCGCAACGCCACGGCCCGCCGGACGGCCTGTGGAATCCCCTCGTGACCGTGATCGAACTCGACATATACTGCGTTCGACAGCGACGCGATGTCGTCATCAAGCGCGTGGATGTCGAGGTACAGCTCCGAGACGCCACCGCTGTTGATCCGCACCCAGTACTCGGAGCCGCGATGGGTGAGTCCGACACCGCCATCGTAGTCGCTGCTCGCGACCCAGTCCGTGTATGACCCGTCGGCCCCGATGACGAGCAGCTTGCTGATCGCGTCAACGTAGTTGCGCTCCAGCCGGATCCGCGTGTACGCTGGCTGATCATCGTGATAGCCGTCGTGGTACTCGCCGATCTCGACGCGGATCTCCCGCTTCGGGTCGCGCCGGTGCTCTCGCCGGCGCCGGTCGTCCCGTGGGTCCGACTCTAGGAGCGCGTCCGAGTTCTCGCGGTACTGATGTCGATCGCGTTCGCTCGCGCCGTGGACTAAGGCCGCGTGCCGCGGGAGATCGTGTTCGTCGTCCCGCGTCTTCGGCTCGGTCGGGATCGTGATCTCCGTCGCTTCGTCGATCCCAGTCGGCTCGTAGAAGTGTCGGGAGAGCGACCGTTCGAGCGGCTCCGTTTCAGCGGTGACGGCGTCGACGGCGATCTGTGTGTCTTGGGAGAGGTCGCCGGGGAGGTCGGCCTTCCGCAGCGCCCGGCGGACGTCCTCCAGCGTGCAGTAGCCGATCTCGGGCATCGGTTAGGTCTCCGCGTCCAGTTCGGCGCGACGCTCACCGATGGCGTCCTGGACGGTCGTCGACGTCTCCCCGTCGGCGATTGTCTCCAGGTGTGCGTCGACCTCGCCCTCGAGGACGCGGTCGGCCCGCTCCTGGTAGGGCTCGTCGAGCCACACCTCGACGTCGAAGTCCCCGCCCGAACTGTCGCCATCGCTCTCGTCCGTGCTGTCCGTCTCGTCGGCGCCGTCCGTCTCGCGGGGCTCGGCATCCTGGACGTCGACCGGGCGGAAGTCGCCACGGTCCTCCAGGTACTCCGCGAAGTCGCCGTCGACGTCGACGCGGTCGCCGGCCGACACGCGCGCGCCGATCCCGCGGAGGTACACCTCGCCGCCGGTGGTTTTCTGGTAGACAGGCATCTGTTGGCTCAGGCGTCGGGCGTGAACCCGATCTCCCCGAAGCTCGTGCCGTCGTAGCCTCGGTAGGTGTTCGTTTCGGTGTCGAACCAGACCTCGCCGCCGTCGAGATCTCCCTCCGGCGGGTCGCCGTCGACCCGTCCGAGATAGGTCTGGCGCAGCATCGCGTTCGTGGTGGGTGCGTCAGCCATCACTCACCTCACGCGGTCGGCGTCTTCAGGTCGGTGACCAACACACCGGCCTGCATCTCCTTGATCTGGAAGTCGAACTGCGCCTCCATCCAGTTGCGGGAGTGGAGCTTCTGCTCGTGGACCTTGTCAGTGTCCTGCGTCTGGTCGATCTCCATCTCCTCGAAGAGGCCGAACGCGAAGTTGTTCGGGTCGGTGAACATCATATACTCGTCGGGCCAGCCGTTGACGCCGACGAGGTCGTAGCTGAACGGCGTGATGTCCGAGTCGCCGAAGATGACCGCCGAGCCGAGCGGGTCCTCGCGCTCCGTGAGCGACATCGCGTAGTCTTGGACTTGGTTCGGCGACGTCATCAGCATCGGGCTGTAGGCGTCGCTGTCCCGGTAGCGGGGGTCGAGCGTCTGGATCGTCTCGTTGAACAGCGCCGTGTCGAGCGGCTGAGGGTTGCCCGAGCCGTCGGTGTTCGCGATGGACGGCATCGAATCCGCGTCCGCTGTGGCGGTGTCCTCCAGGCCGATCCGCGTGCTGTCGTCGGCGTCGTCGACGGACTGGGTGTCGCCCTCGGCACGGGCGATCCACCCGGTGAACGTGTTGTCGAGGCTGGCAGCGCCGCCGATCGACTGGAGGTTTCCGGTTGAGGCCGCGGCGCGGATGCCGATCAGCCCGAGGTCGTTCCCGTAGCGCTCGATGAACTGGTCGATGATGAACTGCCCGAACTCATCTTCGTCGCGCGTCGTGTTCTTGAGCGCGTCACGCTTCGGCTCGACGAGAATGTAGTACTGCTGGTCGGTCGCGTTGAAGCGGACCTGACCGGACTCCGCGCTGGAGTTCTCGGTGCGCGAGCCCTCTTCATCGCGGGTGTGGCCCGACAGCTGCGGGACGCCGAACTGCGGGACGTCCATCTCCAGTCGGGCGAGGACCATCGTGTCGGCCATCCCGAGGATCTGGATGCCCTCCTGCATCCGGTCGAGGAACTCCTCGGTGAGATCCCGCGGCAGCTGGAAGCCGTCCAGCTCCGCGAGGCCGATATCCTTCTGCGTTGCGCCTGCGAGTTCGTTCTGCCGTCGAACGGCATCGATAGTGTTGGCACTCATATCAGACCTCCTTAGCTGAGGGCCTTCCCCAGCTCGTCCAGCCCGCTGTCCTCGCCGCCCTCGCCCGAGGCGGCCGCATCGACCTGCGTACTGCCGCCGCTCTGGCGGGCGATCGTGTCGAGGCGCTGCTCAACCTCGTCGACGCGGGCTGCCTTCTCGTTGAGTCGTTCGATCGCCTCGCCGACGTCGTCGACGTCCTCGCCGACGCCGAGGGCGGCCTTCGCGGCGTCCTCGCGGACCTCGTAGGTCTCGCCGTCGATCTGGATCTCGGCCGTCTTCGGCTGCGGGCCGGCCACCGCTTCGGTAAGGTTCTCGACTGCGTCGGTCAGTTCGTTGATCTGTTCTGCGTTCTTCTCGGCGAGGTTCTTGCCGTCCCCGCCGTCGTTGTCGTCGTTGGTGTTGTCTCCCATATCAGAGCTGGCGGCCTTCGAGCCGCCATCGTCGTCCGGCGTGTCGCCGCCGGCGTCGTTCTTGTCAGCCTGTACTCCACTCGTGTCGTTGACGCCTGGGGGGGTCGGGCTGGAGCGATCGGCACTACCCGCGTCCGGAGCGGCGGAGCCGACATCCCCCGCAGCATCGGGATCGTCGATATTCGGATCTGGAGCGCCGAGGAGAGCATCCACAGCCGCCTTGCCGATCCGGTGGAAGACGCTCTTCTCGCCTGGGTCGCCGGCACCGTCCTCCTCGGCCGCCTCGGTAAGCACGTCCCAGAGGCGTTCGGCCTCCGCTTCGGAGTGGCCGCGCTCCATCGCCTCCTCGACGAAACCGTTCGGATCGCCGAGGTAGTCACCGAGCCGCTTCTCAGCGGCGGCCTTCGTGTCGAGAATCTGCGCGTCGGGGACCGCCGGGATGTCCACCGCGGACACCTCGCGGATGATCCCCTCGACCAGCTCCCAGACGAGCTCGTCGCCGAGCTCGTCCGGTACCTCGACGTCGTCGAGTTCGTCCTGCTCGAACGGCCCGTTCCAGCCGACCTGGATGGCACCGATCGAATAGCCAGAGATGACGTCCTCAAGGATCAGCTCCCAGAGGTCGTCGTGGTTGATCGCCCACTCCTGGACCCACGCTCCGGCCTCGACGGTCTCCCCGCCGATCTCTTCGGCCTTGTCGAGGACTTCGTTGCGTTCGAGCGCCATCCAGTCGCCCGGGAACACGGCGTGCAGAATGCCGCCGCCGGCCTCGCCAGCGTCGACGAACGCCTCGAACTGATCCGCGAACGAGCGGATGGTGTCCTCGCGGGCGAAGTCGTTCTGGAGATCGGCTTTGTCCGGGACCATCACGATCCCGGCGGCGACCTGCTCGTCGTCTCCGTCCTCTTTCGTGACGAACTCGACATCCTTGCGGAACTGCTGGCCGCCCGCCTTTGCTACCGGGGGCATCGGTTAGCCCCCGTCCGATCCATCGTCGTCGGCGTCCGCGTCGGCGTCCTTGGTCTTGTCGAGCTCCTTGGCACGACCGGTCCCGAGGACGCCGCGCTTCTCGCCACGGTTGCTGTCACTCATAGTGTGTCGTTGTGCCCCGGTCGTGCCTCGCGCGGGGAGCCGGGACTCCCACGGTCATCGGCGATCGGCATCAGATGTCGGCCGGGACGTCGTCGGGGATGTCCTCGGGGTCGGGTGCCGGCCCCTCGGGGAGCCGGTCGTGGAAGTTGGTGATCTCGATGTACGGATACTCGAGCCGGATGTTGTCGTAGTGGTAGCCGCCGGCGCTGCCCGCACTGGTGAGGGATGCCCATTCGGACGGCGGGATGTTGACGTACGCGTACAGCGACGACTGGCCATCATCCCTGAGGAACGACAGGAACAGCTCCTCCTCCTCGAAGTCGTAGAGGCCCTCATCGAGGTTCGAACTCGAGAACTGGGTCTGCTCAATCTCCTTCGTCAGGAGGTCGGACTTGACGGCCGACCAGTCGCGCTCGCCCACCTTGTTCTCTTGGGGCGGGGCGTGTGCGACAGCCGCCTCGGTAGAGCCGCCGTCGCCCCCGTCTCCCTCTCCGTCGGTCGCCTGCTGTGTCTCGGCCTCAAACTCCGCGAGCGTCATATCCCCGCGGGGGTCGTCGTCCGGGAACGGCTCCAGCCCGAGTTCGGAGCGCGCCTCGTTGACGGTCCCGACGCCGGCGAGGCGCATCGCCCGGACCTTCTGCTCGGCCAGCTTTGCCTCCTGCTCCTCGTTGTCGGCGCCGCGGAGCTTGTACTCGATCGTCCAGTCGGTGATGCCCAGCCCCACTTGGTGGATCGTCTGGTAGAGCCGCTCCGCGAACTTGTGCTGCTCCGGCTGCACCACGTTCGTCGCGAAGTCCCGGACCTGCTCTTGGGAGTTCGACCGATTCGACGTGTCGGTCACGCCGATGAGGATCGGCGGCACCTCGTGGACCTTCGCGATCTCGTGTTCGTTTTTCTCGCGGAACTGCCGGAAGTCCATCTCCTCGCTGATCCCTTGGCCGATCGGCTTGATCTCGATCTCGACGTCCTCGTCGAGGGTCTGCTGGAACCGCTCGGTCTCGAGTACGACTGCCCGATGTGACTCCTCACGAAGCCCGTCGAGCATCTGCCGGAGGTCCTCCCGCGACGCCTCGGAGAGCTCCCCTCCAGTGACCTTGATGACCAGCCGCGGGATCGTGTCGTTCTGGAAGAAGTCGTGGTTGTAGTCCTTCGCCGCCTCGTCGGCGCCCATCGTCCGGATGGCGCTCACCCAGTCAGGGATCCCGTAATCCTGCTCGGTCGGGAAGGGGTTTCGGATGAAGATGAGCTCGTTCGCCGGCTCATTCTCGAGGTTTGCCGCCGACCCCGTCGCGACGTCGCCCGTCTCCCGATCGACGAAAATGGGCTGTTCGTCCGCCCCCTCGGACGGCATCGTGTACCGGACCTGTGGCGGCTCGTCACCCTCGCCGCCGACGATGTCGACGTCGACGCCGCGATAGCGATCCCCGAACTCGCCGAAGTAGCGGCGCTTCCCGTCACGCTTCTGGACGTAACCCCGACTCGCGAGGTGTGCGTCGTCGCCGTCGACGAAGCGTCCCGTCTCGGGGTGGCGAGCCTGATCGTATCGCGACTGCGGCCGGCGGACGCGAACGGTAGGGGCCGGCACGTGTGCAAGCCCGACCGGTCGGCCCTCGTTGTCGGTGAGGACCTCTAAGGCGAGCCACCCCTCGCCGTGGTAGTCCTGCCGGGCGAGCTCTTTCACCTCCTCGGGCGTCGTCGGCTCCGCGGGCTGGTTCGGCCCGGTGAGCCACTCGGAGTCGCGCCCACGCCAGAACGACTCGGCGACCTCTCGTTGGCGGTCGTCTGCGTCGTCGACGTCGAGGCCCTGTGCCGGGACGAGGTCAAAGCCGTAGCCGACCTCCCAGCGCGACTTCTTGCGGACCGCGACCGCGTGGGTCTCGTTTTTCTCTAAGTACGACGCCAGTCGGTGCGGGTTGTACGGCGGCTTGACGCCGACGCTGAGCGAACGAACGCGTCGCGACGGCAGCTGCGTGCTCGTGTCCGCCTTCGAGAGAGCGTTCTCGCCGCCGATCCCCTCGACCGACAACTCGATCGTCTCCGTAACGTCGTCAGTGGTAGTGTCAGAACTCATAGATAACTCACCGCGGAGGAGTCATCATCGTCGCCGGCGCCCTGCCCGTACTCAAACCGGCGCAGCCCCTGCTCAGCCATGTACCACGCCGCGATGAGGTCAGGCGTGTGGCCCTGGAGCTTGCCGTCGTCGAGCTCAAGCGAGAGCGCCGCCTGGATCCAGTCCTCCGTCGGCGAGTGCCCGCGGTAGAACTGGATCGAGCCGTCCTCGACGAGTGTCCGCAGCCGCGGGATGCCGTTCTCCCACGAGTGCTTCGACGACGTCGTCGACAGCCCCGTCACCTTCGAGCGCAGCGCCGGCGAGAACTCGATGGCGTCCTCGACGATGTACTGCTGCATCCCGTTGTCCTCGATCACGATCAACGCCGGGTCGTACCGCCGGTCGTACTCGCGGAGCCGCGTCTTGATGCCCGACGGTGACATCCCCTGTTCGGCGTGGGCGTCCAAAATAACGCGCTCCCCGGACCGTCGGAGCAGCTGGACGAGGAACGCCGCGTCGTCACCCGTCGGTGACATGGCGGGGTCGTGCCCGACGACGATCGCCTCCCCTTCGCCAGCGCGATACTTCTCCGGAGGTAGCCGGTCGCGGATGGAGCATCCGCCGTCTTCGACGAG